CCAACAAATATCCCAAATTTAAAAGGAGGCATACAGAATCCAGCTCCTATTGAAGGACCAATTCCTAACCTTTTCTGCTTCCTATTATCAATGACTTGATAGGATGTAAAACTTCTTGTTTCTGTATAAGGATTATAATGAGTAACAATAGCAAAAGTTCTTTTTGGTTTTTCCTTTTCAGTTCCAATTACTAAACTAAGGCTATCTGTTATAGATAATTGAAACAAAGAAGTATCTCCTTTGAATCCAAATCTACAATTTACCCATCTATTTGATATGCTATCTAACCTATCACATGGAGGCATCCCAGTATGTATAACTAGAGTGTCAAATTGAGTAACAGTGCTGATAATTGTAGCACTACCATCTGCTTTAAGCTGTTTTTCATACTTTTTTACTATAGATTGGAGATTAAGCATCTCCCTGTCTAGGGTCTTTATTTCTAAAAACATCTTAGCATTTTCTCCTTGGAGAATCTCTATTTGAGATCTATTCAAACCATCCTTTTCCTTCCATTTTTTTATTTCTCTACTTGAAGCAGCTAAAGTTAAAGATAATTGTTCATTTTTCTTTCCTCTTGAACAACTTCTCATAGATGAAATAATAAACAGAAATATAAATAGTAAACATATAAAGGAAAGAATTATCGAAATTTTCTTTAAGTTCATGTTAGTTTTTGTTATTTATTTGTAGTGCTTTAAGTTTCTGTTTTTTTATGTGTGTTCGTAATGCTTCAATATCTTGTTTTGTACATGTTTCCCCTCTAAAAATAGTGTTTCCTCTATTGTCTATGAGGGTGATTGTTTTAGAAGGTGCGTATTTTAATAATACTTGAGCACCGAGGTTATCAACAAAATACATAAAATTTGCATCTTCCTGTTTTATTAGTCGAAACCCCATAGTTTTAAGGAAATATCTAAATACACCATTGTTCTTAAATTCTGTTGTTATCACTCTTTTTTCTCTACCCATATCAATTGCATTTAGAATAAGCACAGTCTTTACAAATCATGCAACCTTCTTCAAATACTACATTCAAAGAACCACATTTCTCACATTCTAAGGTAGATTTCTCTCCACTAGGAATGTATTTTTTTAACACTCTTGCTAGACTTTTTGTGAAAGAGAAGATGTCTCCATCACATTTCAACAGCTGTTCTACAATATATTTTATTTTAGTACCATGTCTTAGATTTAATGAAACTAAGCGTGTTATTGCTCTATATTCATCAGGAATATTCTCTGTTAAAGGAATTTCTATATCTTCTTTTTTAAAGATATACTCTTTTTTCTTTATTTTGATTATGGTACCTTTATCTTTTATTGTTGAATCTGTTTTTATAAAAATTTCATAAGGTTTGTTTAATACAAAACCAATAAAGACATTATAAGTAATTCCTCTTATTTTTATTAAGAAAGATTCTGCTTGAGTAATCTTTGGTCTTCTTACAGCAGAATGTGAAGGAAAATTATCAACTTCGTTGACAAGTATTCCACTTCTACTTCCATCTACATAAACTGTCACACCTTTAAGTTTTTTCTTATTAGCTTCCATGTATATGTCAGATACAATCTCTGGTTTTGTATTTTTTGGTAAGTTTATTGTTGAGCTAATGCTGTGTGTTGTATATTTTTGGGCTATTGCTTGTACTTCTAGCCTTTTTTCCCAAGGGATTTTATTAGCTGTAGAATTAGCCCAAGGGCTTTCAGCCACTATTTGTTCTAGTTCTTCTTTCTTGATTAAATGAATATTTTTTACATAGTCCTCTCCATTTCTAATTTTAAGGTACTCTATAAGTTGAGGATGAATAATAAAATATTCTTCCCATGCATCTCCATTTTCATCAATAAAATCTGCTTTTTTATTTTCTCCCAGATTAATTTTCTTTCTTCTAGTATAATATAGTTGAAATAATGGTTCAATTCCTGAAGAAGTTCTTGTAAGAATGCTTACACTTCCTGTAGGAGCCATAGTTGACCAAGAAATATTCCTTCTTCCAAATCTTTTCATTCTCTCATATTGATGAGGAAACTCTTCCTTTATCATTTCATAGAAATCATTGTTTTCTAAAGAAGGATTAAACCCTTTAAAAGGTGATCCTCTAACTATGGATAAATCAATAGTAGCATCTAGTTCTGTTTTCATTTTGTTATGAAAGACATCTTTTAGAAACTTTAAAGATTCATCAGAACCATAGTCCATTCCCAAAGCTGCTAAAGTATCTCCAACAGCAGTCAGTCCTAAACCAATTCTTCTTCCATTTTGTCCTTTTTCTTGGAGACTAAGCCAAGTTTTTAATTCTATTTGTTTTTGATGAAGAGGTTCATTATCTCTTTCAATCTTCTTAAGAATTTTAGTTATTGCTAAAGCTTCTAAATCTACTAAATCATCTCCAAGCTTAATACCATAATAAACAGTGTTAAGAAATCCTTGCATGTCAAATGTAGCTTCTTTAGTATAAGGTTTTAAAACAAAAGAAAGAAGATTTATGCAACTCAACCTACAAGAATCTTCAGACATTGGGATTTCTCCACAAGGATTGGTGCAGAGAGGTTTATACTCTTCATATACACCATCAGGTCCCTGTAGTACATTATCCCAAAAAAGAATTCCTGGTTCTGCACAGATGTGAGCTGAATTTATAATTTCATTCCAAACATCTTTAGCGTTTACTTTTCTCCAATAATGCCCCATCCCATCTGTGATAATATCACTATTGTTAGGAGTAAGGAAGTTTTCAGGAATATCCCAATCTACAGGAAAACGAAGAATGTAATCTTCATTGTTCTCTACAGCTTGTAGAAATTTCTTATTAACTCTAACAGAAATATTAGCTCCTGTTATTTGAGTTAAATCTCTTTTTACTCTTATAAAATCTAAAACATCTGGGTGATTTATATCCACAGATAACATCAAAGCACCTCTTCTTCCATTTATAGCCACTTCTCTTGTAGTGTTACTATACCTTTTCATAAAAGGTATAAATCCTGCTGTATATTTAGCAGCATTATTTACAGGAGACATATTGGGTCTTAAATTTGAGATATCAATACCAACTCCACATCTTCTACGGTATAAGGCTGTTAGTTGAGTATCAACATACATAATACTATTATAGCTATCTAAAGGAGGTTCCAAAACTACACAATTACTTAAAGAAGCAATATCATCTGTTCCTAAAGTTGCCATTACTGACCCTTGAGGAATAATGAATTTAAAATCTTTAAGATAGGCATATATTTCTTCCTCTAACATTGTTAATAAATGTTCATTAGGAACATCTTCTTCATTTAACAATAAGTCATCTTGCCCTCTTGAGGAAAGAGCCTTAATATCAGAAGAAGATAAATATTTCCTACTTTGAAGAACATAATTTCTTTCAATTTTAGCAAATTCCTTTGCCATTCTCCTATGCATTTGTGAATAATGAGTTTCACCTTTAGCAGCATATTTCCCTTTCCACACTGAGATAGCTAAACTATCTCCATCAAACATTAGTTCTTGTTTACAATTTTCTGTTGGCATAAAATTGTATTTTCATTCTCAAAAAATAATTTACTTCCTGAGAAATTAAAAATTTCTTCCTTATTCTTTAAAGGAAGTTCAGATTCAAGTAGAGATTTACAAGAAAGGTAATTCTCAATAGAATTCTCTTCAAACTCTTCTTGTATCTTTTTTATCATTTCTTTTCTTGCATCATAAGAATTACAAAGAATTTTGTAATCTTTTTCCTGATCTTTTTTACAAAAGAATGATAGTTTCTGATCATTAGTATACATTAAAGAATATCTTCCATGAAGAAAAGCCTCATAAGCATGATAAAAGGCTTTAGGAACTTTAATTACTAACATGTGTTTTCTTGTATACTTATAATCAGAGCTGAAGCAATAATCATAAACATAATAGGGTTCTAATCTCACCCATTTCATAAAGCTTTCAAAGTTATTTTTATTATACTCTGAATCAAGTAAAATATAAATCTTGCAAGCTTCATAGGAGAAAGTATCTGCCATATTTTGATCATGAATTCCAACAGCTAGTTTAAACGTTTTATTAAATTTTAAAACAAAAAGATCTCCATGCTCCTTGAGACAAGGATATAGAAATCTTCTTGTTTTATTCATATAGAATTTACCTATTTCTATTTCCATTTTTAGTTATTATAGGTAATATGTTAGTTACAAAATATTGAAAACTAACAGAGACAATAGATTTAAACTCTAAGTTTATTTTTGATTTAGTAACCCTTAAGTTTTGAAAGACTAGATTTTTATCTATGTCTTTAAACTCATTGAATTGCTTCAAAGAAAAATATACTATAGTATCATCTTCAGTTCTTCTTTTCCCTCTTAGTACTTCTTTTTCATGAAGTAAAAAACAAGGAAGAGATTTGAACTCTTCAGTTAAATTTTCAGATATAGCAACAAACATTAGAGATAATTCCTTACCAGGATTCATGTTCTTTTGTTTTCCTGCTTTAATCTGAAGATTAAAAGGAAGATTCACTAAATCTATTTTGCAAGCATCTAAGAGCTTGCTAGCATAACGTGATGTTTCACAATGTGTGAAACCGAGATCTCTAAAAATAAGACGGTATTTTCTCTCACAATTGTTTCCTTTTCTTTTATTATTAATACCAATTTTTCTTCTATCTTTATTCATTCATCATCTTGAAATTCAACGTAACCACTCAAAATGGCGGTCTGCTCTTCTTATATGAATATGGTAAAGACCTTCAAAAGGATCTGAAGAAGAAGTAACCATTTCAGTAATTTTCTTTTTATAGATATGTGGCATCATATTTTTGAATTGTTGACTTCTTGGAAAAAAATATTGATTCATTTCCTGTTGTTCTTCAACCATGAAAACAGAGCAACCCAATCCAATCATAGGAACTGCTATTCTTTTCCATAAATTCTGAAAGAAATTTGGAAAATCCTTACTAAATGTTCTTGAAATAAACAACCCATAAAGAGAAGAAAAATCTGTAGGCATTTTAAAATGCTCAGGGTCAATCCGTTCTTCAACAATAGAAAGAGCTTCCTTTGTCGCAATCATAGCTACTATTTCTTCTCCAAAGAATATTACACCAGGAAAAATAACAAAATATTTCCTTTGATCTTCTTTAGTTTTAATTATTAATTTTAATGTCTCATTTCCTAATAAAAAGCTATTATATAGGGTAGGAAAATATCTGGTTGTTGTCTTAAGAAAAGGAAAATAATTTCTAATCTTTGGATATTCTATAAAATAAGAACCTGATTTTGTTACAAGAGATTCCCTATTTAAAGGAGAAATTTCTTGTTTATGCAAAGGAATCATCATTTCTTTTCTCATAGGATCTCTTCTAATAATTGTAGTAACCTCTGTAAAAAGATAGATTAACGGTATCCAATTTTTCTGAGGATAAATTTCTTTTCTCTCAAGGTTACTAAAATCAAAAGGTCCATATGAAGTTTTTGTGCGAGAAGATAGAAACCCTAGAATCCTTCCTTCTTTTATAAGACTTTTCAATTCTTCTATCATATCAATTACAAAATAAAGGAGTGAAAAAAGTATACTTGAAAGGAACAGATCTTATAGCTTTCCCTGCTCTTATATTAGTTACATGATTAGTAAATAAAGCAGTAATTTGAGAACCAATCATAGCAGCTACATGAGTAGTTTGCTTCATAGTACAGGGGAGATCTTCAACTTCTTCATCTAAGAAAAGAGTTTCTTCATATTCTTTTATCTTATCAGGAGTTACACAATAGATTTCATAACCTTCCATAGAAAGTCTTCCATCAATAAATAAACCATCTTCAGACCCAACACCATAATTTATTAGAGATTTTTTCCAGGCTTCAAAAAACATTTTTCTTGCTTCCATATTGTCAAAGGCTGAAACCATAAATAGGTAACCTGGTGTGAAATTTCCCACTGCTTCAGTAGATACAGAACACATGGGAGATCCAGTAAATTCATATATAAGTTTTTGTAAAATATCTACTTTAAAGAAACCAGTATCATCTGGTCTAAAAAATTGTCCTCCTATATTATGAGTTTCAATTGTATCAAAATCTTGGACATAGGTGTAAAATCCTGCTCTGCTTAAAAATAAAGCTGTCCAAGAGCCTATTCCTCCTGCTCCTCCAATATTAATTGTAGAATAAGGAATTAATGCTTTCTCTTCTTCAGGCATTGAAAGAAACCAAGGAGCTTCTTTAAATCTATTATAATGTTCGTTCATTTTGTGCTTTTTTTAAGGATTTTTCTATTACATTTATTACTCTTCTTAGAAAAGAATAGCTAGATCTATATACTTTAAGGTTTTTTATGCAATCTTTTATTCTATAAGGTATGGCTACGTGTCTATCAAAAACAAAAGTATAATTGAAGAAATCACACATAGATTTTATAAAGTTTGCTTCAATGTATTTTTCTAATGCATCCATAGGCATCTCTGACTCATGAAGACCTTGCATAGTTCTTGATAAAGTAAGATTCTCTTTAGAAAATTGAGGAGGAAGACATGGTTCAAAGAACTTCTTTAGAAAATCAATTGAAGTTTTTCCTTGAGGAGAATCAAAAAGTTTAGAGACATTATTTGAAACCTCTTCATCACCTCTGTATTTTATAGAAGATTGTTGATAAGAAAACCTATTAAAAGGAACATCTTCTCCCTCATCCATAGGTGGATACGTGTAGGATCTTCTTAAGTCTATTGTTCCTGTAGAAGATTTTTTTGATGAATTTATAACTTCTTCTACATTTTCTAAGAAAAAAGAATCCAGCTCCACTTGTCTTTTAGGTGGAAATTCTATCTTACAATTATGTACACAAAGTATTCGTTTCTTTAGATTAATTGAAAGAGTTTTTACAGTAAACAATTGATCTTTTTCATTCTTAGCTACTAAATTTCTTTTAAGTTTTTCTTCTGGTAGATAAGCCTGATAAGCTATTTTAGCACAAGCATCCATGTTATTATTTACTATTAAAGATAAATAGAAAACATGAGCTGATGAATTTTCTTTTAGCTCATCATTGTCAGTCCCAGAGAAGAAGACCCCCATATTATTATGACTGTGAATGTGACCTATTCTCCATTCTCTTCTTTCAGGATACCTCTCTCTATAATCAATATAAGGATCTCTCCCATTTTGATTATATTGATATTCTGTATAAGCACTACTACCTTTATCCATAAGAATAATATCTTGCAATGTAATTACAAGATTTTCAGGTTGTTCAAGGGTACCCTCAAAAGAATAGAGTAAAATCCCAGACCACTCTACTGTGTTTATTTTTTTACAAAGGTATTCTACTTTATCATAGAAATTTTGCGGCATTTTTACATTTATCTCACTTTTCATTGCAGTCACTTCTAAAGAGGTAGTAGGGGAGGAAGTTTTCTGCAAATTTTCTAATGCTATCATAAATTCTTGAATTTAATTTTATTTTATATTCTATTTTTTCTGCTGGTTGATTTTTCTTAGGTTCATCAACAACCTGGAATACGAGTTCTTCATTTCCAAAGTAAACTATCTTTTGGTATTCTTGATGGTTTTTAATTTCTCGTTCTGTCTCTGAATCAAGAATTGGATTATAAAAATCTTCTAATCTACTTTTTGGTACATATCCTCCTTCTACTACTGCTACTAAGTTTGCTTCATAGAAAATTGGATACTTTGATTTTATCCAATCATGTATAGCCTTTTCTAAAGACTCAGTAGGAGAAATTCTGAATTTTCCATCTTCTTTATAAAAAACCAAAAGGTTTTTATACATAGGGTCTTTACAAAGTAGTTGTACAGCACCATCTATTACTACTTCTGAATCTCCTTGTATTAAAGGTTCACTTGATGTTGGTCTTATATTAGTAATTACGGCTTCTTTTATAGTCTCCATATTTATATAAGGAACCCCCTCAAGAGATTCCCAAGCAACAAAAGTTTCTATTTCCATCAGAAGTCTTTCAAAAATTCTTCTTTCAAAAGTGGTTACGCTTATAAATTTTCCTAATAAAAAAGCAATATTACCTTCTCCTAGACAGAAAATTGTAGCTTTAAGATCATGAACAACAGAGGAAGGAAATCTACTTGGTGAAAGATGAGAATGTTGATACCTTTTTTTAAGTTCTGCAGGAGTAACTGTTAATCTCACCCCTCTTAAAGTAGCAGGAAGAAGATTTCTTCTACATACTAATGGCAAACAAATAATAAGGTCTTTGATTACATGAGATTTTAAGCTGCTATTTCTTATTGTAATTTCTGGGAATCTTATAAGTATTCCTAAAGAGAAAGTAATAAAAGGATATGAATATATATCATTTAGAATTATACTTTCTTTATCCCTTATCATGATTTCTTGATAGCCTTCACAACCCCAGATACCAACTTTTTTCATACTAAAGTCAAAAATCTCATTTCTATAATCCTCCATAGCAGTATTTTTACAAAATCTTTTAGGAGCAGTGAGAAGTTCTAAAGTAAAAGTCCAATTGTTTTTATAATATCTATTAAGAACCTCAGTCATACCATATATATTTTCTATTGCTTGTTTCTTATATGAGTCAGATTCAGGTCCTTTTCTTATGTTTTTATACATAGAAACCCCTTCTTCTTGTATTCTATCTTTCATGATAAGTTTTGCAATATAATCTGGTGACCTTAAATATCCTTTTTTTGCTACTTTTTCTATGTAATTTCCTATTTTGTCAATATATTGAAACTTGTCTATACGCATAATATTAAATTAAAAAGAGAGACCAACAAAGGTCTCTCTTTATGTTAAAAGTACAGACTATTTTCCTGATTTTGTTTTACCAGGTCTTAGGTATAATTCAAAATCACCTGCTGGTAATACAGAATCATCATAATCAAGAGTAGTCCTGTTTATGTTTTCTGTTGCTTTTAGAGAAGATAAGTCATAATAACGTTGAATCTCCATTTTTAATTCTCCCCAAGTTGTTGCACTTGTGGTAAAGGTACGATTAGCTCCTGTTGAGGTAGAAATGACTGTAATGTTTCTTGGCATTTTTTTAATAATTTAAAAATTAATAACTTTATTTATATTTTGTTTCTTAATAATCTCATTAATACTAATGAAATGATTACATCCAAAGAAACCTGCTTTTTTTTTGTATGCTTCTGCTGCTGGATGTACAGCAGTGAGTATATAATTTGTTTTGTCTTTAATAGGAACATCTTTTATTAAATCTCCTGTATAACCATCTACATTAAAATGGTGTCTAATAAAGGGTAAAAAACTTTGTGCATACCTCCCCCAAAGAACCCAAATACAAGGATTCTTCAGAGAGATAAAAGTTATTACATCTTTGATAAAATTGCTCCAATAGGGAATATGACTAGCAGCTTTTCCAGTTTCCACTGTAAGAGCTGTATTTAAAAGGAAAATACCCTGTTTTTCCCAATGTTCAAGGGTTTTCCATTCTTCTGAATCACTTAAGATAAATCCTTCATCTTCTATTTCTTTTCGTATATTCCTTAAACTTACTGGCATTTTAGAGTGTGAAGAGACTGCAAAAGAAAGTCCTACAGCTAATTTTGGTGCAGGATAGGGATCTTGTCCTAGTATAACAACTTTTATATTGTTAACAGGTGTTCTAAAGGCTCTAAAGATATTTTCTTTTCTTGGTTGAAAAGAAATAGAAGGAAAGATTGTATTTTTTAAAGTCAGAAGGGGTTCTTCCCATAAATGGTGAAGAACGGGATTCCAGGAATTATGAATGTCTAATAGCATGATCAATAAATTGGTTTAAAGCGTTTATTCCTAATTTTTGAACAAATTCTCCAGGATCCTTAATCTTTTTATTATCAATAGGTAAAAAAACCTTTCTTACTTCTTTAGAAGAGGTAAGTTCTTTAATTTTAATAGACAGATTTTCACTTGCTGTGTAGCCAGCTGTGTCATTGTCGAAAAAAATTATTATTTGATTAAAAGGACTAAGGAGAGAAGAAAGAATCTTATTATCAGGAAACATTCCTTCATTTTGAAACCATATTGAATTTAGATTAAGATTTCTTAGTATTCTACAATCTTTGTAAGATTTAGCAATAATTAATTGATTATTTTCAGTGGAAATGTGTTTTACTGAACCTATATCATTCTTATTGCAACTACTAATAAATCTTCTTCGAGAACTATAAGGAAAATAAAGTTTTTTTCTGTCTCCTTCAAATTCAGTATATGCATAACACACACTGCTTGGTTCAAAAGAGTATGTCTCATTATATGAGGATACTATTGAAACTTTAATAACAGGAATAACTAAATCTTCCATTAAATTCTTTTTTGTAATGCTAAATTTTGACCAATACACAGCATCCTGAGAATTAAAATTCCTCGATTTAATGAAAATCTTTTTATTTTTTTTCTCTTTCACAAAGGTAGAAGCTGGTCTTTTGAGAGAAAGAGTTTTTATATCTTGTCCTTCAATACACTTTTTATAAATAAATTCTAAGGTTTCTGGAAAACTTGGAATATCATAGTAAAGTTGTACTGCAGAGAAACAATCTAAATGTGACATATTAATATTTTTGACTTTAGTAGAATTACCAAAGTCAATAAAATACAGTTTACCACTACTATCTCTCTCAAAATAACAGCCAGGATTCTCATCATCTCTGAAAGGAGATGTAACAGATGTAGTAGGAATCTCTTTAAAAACCAATTTAAAGATGTCTTCTTCAGTAATTAAAGAAAGTATCCTTTCTTTTGAAAAAAATTCAAAGTTTTCATCTGTTATACTATACATGTTACCAAGTACTAGCTTGTGAAGTTTCGTTGTTTAAGTTTGTAGAATTTGTTCCTTCTTCTATAGTCTGTCTTATTGCTTTATTAGAAGAAAGATAAGAACTTGATCTTGTAAATAAATGATAAATATTATCTTTTTTATTAAGATAATGCAAACCTGAAGCATCACGTACTTCTTCAAAGGTACCTGGCATAGCAGGACATAAGAACTTACCATCTTTTAGATTCTTTGGAATCTCAAGATAGGTTTTATTTTGTCCTTCTGCTATTTGCCATTGATATTGTAAAAATACATCCACTGGTCTTTTTGTAAAATCTTTAGGTAAAAGACCAATAAGTTTTATAGCCCATTCTCTAAAGCTATTTACAGGATTTACAAAAGCTGCATTAATTTCGTTTTGAGTAACTCCTAAAGATTTAACAGCATGTATTACTACAGCAGAAACTTGTTTCTTTACTTTCTCAATAGCTTCCTCAAAACCTCGATCTCCTGGATTCAATAATTGTCCATTTGGACCATAAACTTGTCTATTAGAATCCACATCAAAAATTCTTTTCATGAATTCTTTTTCTCCAATCTGAATACTAAAATCAACAGCATCCGTGCTTGCTCCATTAGCTCCTGCATTAGGATTAAATTCAAACTTTGTAAAAAAGCAATTTTGGTTTAATCCAAATTTACCATAATTACTACCACCTCCTCTTAAAGAGGCATCTTCATCATCAATAGCACCATAACCTAGTGCAATATTATTTTTCTCCGTCATTTAGAATAATTTTTTTAATTAGTTAAATAAATTTGGTTCTGTAACAAAGGTAAAGTCTTTTGTACCAGCAACTGTAGACATATACCTAAGACAATCGTCATTAGGTTTTACACTGTCCTTTACTAATCTATATTTTTTTCTGCTTGTTTTTAAGTTAGCTTCTTTTAATAAGGAAGCAACTTGACTTCGAGATAGATTGTAATGAGCAGCAAGTTCATCTAAAGTTAAGCCATTATTGACTTGTTCTGTTAAGATACTTAATTTTATTTCTACCATTTTTAATAAATTTAATTAGTTTATTTTTTCCCTAGGTAATATTCTTCTACTTTTCTTTTCACAAGACCTAAGTCATTGGGAATATAAATAGAGTCAAACATTCCTCTTGGAGATTTAGCAGATGAGCAAAACTCATCTTCATTTGTTATAAATTCTTTTATAACAGTCTTAGTAGAAGAGTCAAACCTGCTTCTACCAATAAGAACTGTTTCAAACAGTCCTTCAGGAGTACAATACTCGTCAACCATTCTTCCTGTAGTTTTAAACTTTGTATAAGTTCTACCATCAGTTCCTAAGATATCTTCTGGGTGAGCAAGAACATAGATGTTTTTGTTTTGTCCAAATAGATCCATGGTTGAAAATATTTTACCCATGAAATATCCTATTTTTTTAGGACAATCCCAGCCTGATTTTAATGCATTTTCCATATAATAATCTTGCATGATGTAGTTAGCATCATCTAAGACTATATCTGTAAAAGGGCATTTCTCATTAGCTAGTTCAATTAATGTTTTAGCAATGATTTCACCATTATTACTTATAAGACGATTACCACCTTTTAAGTTATCGTAAGTGGTTATTTTATACAAAGCATCACTATTGAAGAATGGAAGAGATTTGTTTTTAACAGAGAGAATAAAAGTGGTTTTAGGATCTAATCCCTCTATTCCTAAACTTTCATCTTTCCCTATTGAAGTGGATTTTCCAAACCCACTTTTAGCTAAAATTAATATTTTTGACATTATAAAAATTTTTTTAAATTCCCCACCATTGTAGTAGAAAAATGTTGAGGAAAAAAGCAGTGTCTTGATTCTGCGATGTGTATTGTGCGGAGAAGAGGATTTATTGGCTCTCCTCTTTCATTCTTCAATGCAACTCCAAAATGATGTGTGAGATTATATCTTTCATCATTAGGATTAAACATTGTGAATAAGTAATCGCAGTCTTCTGCAAGATTACCTGAATCCTTAAGATCTTCTGCTGTGGGGTAGATTTGATCTCTACTAAATCTTAATCTTTCCACACTACTAATATTTCTATTAGTATGAAGAATTGGTATAATTGTAAAATCACACCAGTTTCTTAGTTGTACAAAGTACTCAGTCATCTTATCAATGGTTTGTTTCAGACTAAAACCTTGTTCAGGAATTAGTTTTCTTAAATGGTCCATAATAACTACTGTAAACTTATTAGGGTCATTAGGATGATATCCTGTAATCCTACTAAATTCTCCTTCAGTTCTAACAAATTTGCCATGCTGTTCAGCATAGGTTCTTAATTGTTTGTTAATACCTGTTGGATTATTACTATGTTCAATAAAAATAACCTTTCCTTTTTTTAGTAAAACTCCTTTTGCAGAATATTCTCCAAAGATGGGGATTATTCTTTTTTCGTAAACAGTTTTTAAAGCTTCTACAATGGAAGGTTTTACTGTTATTAACTTATTCTCAGTATCTAAGAGTCTTCCTCTTAAATAGTCAGGACTTAAATTAATAATATTGGATGTTACTCCTTCACTTGTATATAACTGTCCTTCTTCTAATGCTATTTTTTCTATTCCAAAATCATGGTTTAGAAAGAAGGTAGCAAAGTCAAATTCTTTAGAGATTCTATCTATTTCATAAGAATAGTATATCCATTCTATGTTTAGTTCTTCTTCTAAAGATTGAAGATATGGGTTAATTAAAAAACAGTAGTCTACAAGAGTTGTTTTACCAACTTTTGCAGGACTTGCTATCCCATATATTCTATGTCTTTGCATACCATTTACAGCATTATGAAGATTTGGAATACCAATGTTTAAACCAGTATTAAAACCTGTTTGTCCTTTTTTAAATTCTTCAATAAAATTCATTTGTTATTGCATTTTATTCCCAATGAATGACGAGGTAGTAGTTGTACTCTTATCTCTTATAATACAAATATGCTGATATAAGTCATAAGTTTTATCTTTGCCTACTCCTTTTGATATAAAATAATGAGGTTGTCTAACAAAATTTACCTCAGTAGTAGAAATGTATTGTTTAGTAGCTTCGAGAACTTCTTCTTTTCTTATATCTGGATGTTCAGCAAAAAGTTGTTGCATCCTTATCTGGCATTCTTTTACGTAAGGAAGTTTCCCTATCTTTGTGAAAAGAGGAATATACTCCTTCTCCACCCATTCAAAGTGAATGTTATGTTTCTCAAATATGGGTACATTCCAAGTTAACACACCTTTGTTAAAAGAGAAGATATTTGTTGCAATAACTTTACTCTTTAAAGAATCAGGTATAAAATCAGGAATTGGATTTAAACAATAGTACATACATAATAGATAACATATCCCCTCTTCTTCTCTTATCTTGAATTGTTTTAGAATTTTAGTTATTTCAGGGTTGATAGTCATAATTGATATTCTCTGGATTAAAGTTTTTAAGAGCAGAATTAACCCACTCTTCATCTTTTGTTCCTTTTAGGAGAAATATCCATATAGTCACAAAATGATTAGCTTGTTTCAGAAGAGCTCTACAAATCTTTTGACTTGTATAACCATTAATATCTGAATCAGCTTGTATAAGAAATAGATCATCTACTTCTTTATAGGTAAAACCTGTTCCTCCTGAATTTACCATACTTATTGAATTTATTTTTCCATTTACAAAATCAATAAGGTGAGTATCATCAGTTTTACTATGATATGTGAATTCACACATTGCAGTAGCTTGTTTTATAGTAGGACAAAAAATCATTTTTCTATGATCTTTAAATTGATCACTATGAAACATTGAGAAAGCTTTTTGAAATTTTGATTGATTCTCATAAATTAATCTCATTCTCATTAAAATTTTATATTTCATATTTCTTTCTCTTTCTGCAATAGCTTTTTCAGTTACTCTATTTACATAGTCGTATTGTTTCTTTTCAGAAGTTTTAAACCTATGTTTAGGAGTTGATATTTCTATAGTATTTAAAGAACTAAGTTCTACATTTATGATATTTATTTGATAGTTAGCTAATAATCCCAAATTAACAGCTTCACTGATAGAAGTATCATAAAGAATTGGTAGATTAAGACTATTTAGAATCTGGTTTTTTAGATAACTTTTAGTAGGTGTCCCAGTCATGCTTATTAAAGCTTTATAGGTCAACTTACCATTTAGGATAGTTTTAAGGTTATTTTTAGTTAAGTATTGTTCTTCATCAAGAACAATGTAATCAAAATGACCTTCTACTTTAGGCAGAGATTTCCAAGTGGATGTTGTAAGATTTTTTAAGAATTTACTTGCTTTAAATTTAACAAATTCAGATGGTATAATAGTTTCTGCTAATTCTGCTGAAGGAGTTATCCAAAGAATGTTTTTTGGTTTATCTCTTTTTATTAGAGACAAAACTATAGGAGTTTTTCCTGTTCTAGGAGATAGTAATAATCTTCCTACAGGGTTGCAAGGAACAGTATCAACAATCTCTTTTTGAATTTGAGTTAGTTCCATTTTGATTATTTTTTAATTTATAATGAGGAGGGAGAGAGGACTCTTGCAAAATAAGTTTTCCATTCTTTGTGGAGATCGAACCAATATCCCTTTCCTTGTTCTGTCTCATGCCAGACAAGAGTCCTGTCAATAATAGAACCAAGGTCTTTCTCTCTACAAATATCTTCAATAATTTTGTCTATTTCAGTCCCATTTTGTTTATGTACTTCTTTAAAATAAATACTATAAGCTCCATTTTCCACTAAGAAATCTATAAAAAGGTTAAATACCTCTAAATCTCTTTCTTTTAAATTTAATTTTTCTATGTCTATATTTATATTCATATTTATTAATATTAATGGCAATCTGCATAATTATTTCCAAATGAGATTGAAATTCCAATTTCTACATTTAATTTTAATTCCTTATTCATATCTATTACAGCTTCATTTAGTTTTTGTTTAAATATTTCTTTTTGTTCTTTCTTAAAATAAGTTAGACCTTCATCATGATATTGCATAACAATGGGAATATTCATAGAAGTTAATTTACTTCTTACATGTTTCAATAAAGTATCAAATACATAGCTTCCACTACTTTGATTTAAAGTGCTAAAAGCATCTTTTTCTTCTTTAAGATATAACCAGAAGCCACTTATAGGATTTTTAATCCATTTAGTTCCATTTACAGTTTTCATTTGACAATTATCAACTACACTTTTTATAGCTTTGTTTCTTTGCCAATAGACATCAAATAAATGTTGTGCCTCAGAAAGGCTTATTTTAGCTACTTCTGCAATCTTTGGAGGAAAAGCATTATAAGTTATAGCAAAGTTAGAAGTCTTCGCTATATGCCTCTTAGATTTGATTTCTTTAAACTTTGTATTATAAGAATCTAGTTCTTCTTCTGTGAATTTTAATTTATCTTCATCAGAGAGTTTATCAAACCATTTATAGAAATCTACTTCCTCTTGAGTAACTAA